GCTTGACTGCCATATTCGCCGCGGCATTTTGGCCCATAGTCATCATGGGCAGTGTCCTAGAACTTGGTAAGATAGCCACAACGGTTTGGCTACACAAGTATTGGGATCGTGCACCATACCAATTTAAACTGTATCTAGTACCAGCTATCGCGATATTAATGCTAATAACATCGATGGGAATTTTTGGATTCTTATCAAAAGCACATTTAGATCAAGCTGTGCCAGCAGGTGATGTATCAGCCAAAGTACAGATATTTGATGACAAGATAAAAACTGAGCGCGACAATATTGAAGCCGCCCGTAAAGCACTGAAACAGATGGACGCACAGGTTGATGAGAAACTAAGCAGAACGACAGATGACAAGGGAGCAGAACGTGCAGTACAGATCCGCCGCAGTCAAGCCAAAGAGAGAACCAATCTCCAAAACGAAATTTCCGCCGCACAGAAAAAAATTACAGCCTTACAAGAACAACGAGCTCCTGTAGCCAGCGAAGCACGCAAGGTAGAGGCAGAAGTTGGTCCAATCAAATATATCGCCGCACTTATATATGGTGACAATCCGGATCAAAATGTATTAGAACATGCAGTGCGTTGGGTCATTATCCTATTAGTTCTAGTTTTTGATCCACTGGCATTAGTATTAATACTAGCTGCAGATCAGACTTTTGAGTGGCATAGGAATGACCTACCTACACAGAATAAATCCTGGTTTACTAGACAGCAGATGCCATCTTTAAGACGAAATACACGTAGAGTATTTTCAAGTGAGCCTGAATATGAATTAGACGATGGGCCACTAACGGATTCAGATATTGAAACTATAAAGCACAACAGCGGCATAGACCAAGACCATAACCATAACACTAATACATCGTCCTTGTTTGCAGGTGCTAATGGCATGTCAGCAGATGATTTTTACAGTCATCTAGTAGAGCGTGAAGAAGAAAAGGCCGCAATGATAGATTCGGCAAATCAGGATGCTGAAGTTACTGAACCCAAAGAATCTATACTAGAACGAGAACTCTACGCAGTAAAAACAAACGCAGAAAATCTAAAAAAAAAGTTGACAGGTTGGCTACACAAGCTGAAACGCAGCAAGTAGCCAACAAAAAACTACAGACCAACCTAGAAACAACCGAAACAGACTTAGCCAATGCCGTATTGCTGATACAGGAAAAGGACTCTGAGCTGGCCAATCTAAAAGCACAATTGGATACACTACAAGCAGCACACGACGAAAAACACGAAGAACTACAAAAGATAAAATCAATTGATCCCATAAACATCACTGATCATTTGGGTAATCATGTGACAGTGTACTATCCACCATTCATTGACAAAAAACCTCAAGAGGATAATCAGGTCGTGTTGCCTGATCTCAGCGCACAGGCAGATACTGCTGAAAAACCGGTTAGTGCAGGCTTTGGCATAAGTTTCCCAGAAAACCCTAATAAAGGTGATCTGTACTTGAGAGTTGATCAATTACCTAGTAAACTGTATAAATGGAATAGTGTTAAATGGATAGAGGTAGATAAAAATACGGTAGACCACTATAACTATGACAAGGAATACATACGCCATCTAATAGAAAAACTAAGAAATGGCACATATGACTATGATCTTTTAACAGAAACAGAACAAGAACAGATAAAGGAGTATCTAAATGGAAATCCAGGCAAACAGTAGGTTTATCACATATCCCAGTACTGTTGAAAAAAGCAACAACCATACGGTGGTATTAATAGATGCAGACACAGATGACGTTGAAAATCTAGTGTTATTCTGCCAGAACAGCATAAAAAACTATGATGTTTACCTATATAGACATGATCTACATGATTTAGAATGGCTAGCACACATAACCGATAATTGTGATATGGCCTTGATTAATAACAGCAGTGGTGTTACAATTACTAATTTAGATGCCTTAATAAGATATGGGGGTGATACAGAAACCGTGTCACCCTTAGATTATTTTAGCGCATTTGACAGTAACTAAATACTAATCACAACTAAACAAATGGAGAACTTATTTAATGGCATCATATAACACGCTAAACGGCAGCACAGTCTACGTTAAAAACGACAACGTAGAACAAGCCATGCGTAAATTTAAGAAAAAGATGCAAGACAGTGGCCTATTACAGGATCTACGTGATCGTGAGGCTTATATCAAGCCCACAGTACTACGTAAACGTAAAAAAGCCGCCGCAAAAATGCGTTGGAAAAAGAAATTGCAGAGTCAGCAGTTGCCTGATAAGCTCTATTAGTATAGTAATTGAACTATTAGTTTAAAAGTAGTATAAATAATATTATAGGACGCCAGAGTTTGGGTCCTATGTTTAGATCTTGCTTAATATAAGGAGAAAAACTATGTCTAAGATCATCGGTATTGACTTGGGTACCACAAATTCATGTGTTGCCATTCTAGAAAACAACAAACCTAAAGTAATTGAAAATAATGAAGGTGCTCGTACTACACCTAGTATCGTTGCATATGGCGATGAGATTATTGTAGGTGCACCGGCAAAACGTCAAGCAGTTACTAATCCAAAGAAAACAGTCTATGCGGCTAAACGCCTAATTGGACGCAAATTCGAAGAAAAAGAAGTACAAAAAGACATTGACCTAATGCCATATACTATTGTTAAAAATGACAATGGAGACGCATGGGTACAGATAGACGATAAGAAACTTGCACCACCACAGATTTCAGCAGAAGTTTTAAGAAAGATGAAAAAAACAGCTGAAGACTATCTAGGTCATGAAGTAACACAGGCAGTTATCACAGTGCCTGCATATTTTAATGACAGTCAGCGTCAAGCAACTAAAGATGCAGGACAGATTGCAGGTCTAGAAGTGTTACGTATTATCAATGAACCCACTGCTGCCGCACTGGCTTTTGGTATGGACAAGGCTGAAAAGAAAGATAAGAAAATCGCCGTGTATGACCTTGGTGGTGGTACATTCGATATCAGTATTATTGACATTATTAATGTTGACGGTGAAAAACAATTTGAAGTACTTGCTACCAATGGTGATACATTCTTAGGTGGTGAAGATTTTGACCAACGCCTAATGGATTACCTAATAGACGAGTTTATGAAAGACAGTGGTGTAGATCTAAGTAAAGATGTATTAGCACTACAACGCCTAAAAGAATCAGCAGAAAAAGCTAAGATTGAGTTATCAAGTAGTCAGTCAACGACTGTAAACTTACCTTATATCACAGCAGATGCAACTGGTCCAAAACACCTAAACGTAACAATCACACGTGCTAAGTTTGAATCACTTGTAGAAGACTTAATTAAACGTGCTAGCGAACCATGCAAGACATGTTTAAAAGATGCCGGTGTAACTGCTGATGAGATTGATGATGTTATCTTAGTAGGTGGTCAGACACGTATGCCTAAGGTACAGGAATCAGTTAAAGAGATTTTTGGGCGTGAACCACGTAAAGACGTTAACCCAGATGAGGCAGTAGCAGTTGGTGCGGCTATCCAAGGTGCTGTACTTGCTGGTGATAAGACAGACGTGTTACTATTAGACGTCACACCATTATCACTAGGAATTGAAACACTTGGTGGTGTAATGACTAAACTTATTAAGAAAAACACAACTATTCCTACTAAGGCAAGTCAAACATTCTCTACAGCAGAAGATAATCAGCCAGCAGTTACAGTTGTTATTGCTCAGGGTGAACGTGAGTTCGTTAAAGACAACAAGATCTTGGGTCAATTTAATCTTGAAGGCATTGAACCACAACGTCGTGGTCAACCACAGATTGAAATTAGCTTAGATATTGATGCAAATGGTATCTTAAAAGTAAGTGCTAAAGATAAAGCAACAGGCAAAGAAAACAAGATCACTATCAAAGCAAACTCAGGTTTAACCGAAGAAGAGATTGAAAAAATGGTACAAGATGCTGAAGCAAATGCAGAGGCAGACAAGAAACAACGTGACCTAGTTGAAGCACGCAATGGTGCAGATTCTCAGGTGCATACTATTCGAAAAGAGTTAGAAACTCATAAGGACACATTAACCGAAGAGGAAAAAACTCAAGTAGAAACAGCATTAGCGGATATTGAAGCCGCTATAAAAGGTGATGACATACAGGCAATTAATGATGCAAAAATTAAGAGCTATGAGTCATGCAAACCGTTATTTGAAAAAGTAGCGGCGGCTGAACAAGCCAAACAGCAAACAACTACAGAGCATGCTGAGCCAGCAAAGACTGATGGCAAAGATGACAACGTAGTAGATGCTGAGTTTACTGAAGTAAAAAAGGACGCTGAGTAATCGGGTCCTTGGATTTATATCTTGCTTAATATAAGGAGAACAAAATGAAACAAGTATATTTAAACAGTTTGGATATTCCAAACCTACAGAGATTTGCAGTGGGATTTGATCGCATGTTTGACGAGTTGCATCGTACAGCAGGCTCATTAAATGCTACTAATTATCCACCATATAACATTATCAAAGCCAGCGACACTATCTGGAAGATTGAAGTTGCGGTAGCAGGATTTGATGAAAAAGAATTAGACGTTGAAATAGTAAACAACGAACTGATTGTTAGAGGTGAAAAGCAAACAGAACAGGCACAAGAACAAGAATATCTACATAACGGTATTGCAGGTAGAGACTTTGAACGTACATTTGCATTAGCAGACAACGTGGAAGTTAAAGGTGCTACTGTTAAAAACGGTATTTTAACTGTAACTCTAGAACATATTATTCCTGAGTCAGCAAAGCCGAAAAAAATTGCAATTACCTTTCAAAAGTAGTATAATTAAGGATATGGGCAGTGATTATTTCGCTGCCCTAATTCCTAAACCTTAACTAAAGAAAAAATGACTAACAAAGCCATTACAAAAACAAAGCCAATTACTAACTTTGATCTGCAAGAACCACCTATGTATAAAGTTATCTACATTAATGATGATGTAACCACAGTGGATTTTGTTATAGAGAGTCTTGTTACCGTTTTTAATCATTCCGTTGAGACTGCCACTGAAATTACCAAAAAGATACACGAAGAAGGCAGTGGTGTTGCATCTGTATTGCCATATGAAATGGCTGAACAGAAGGGTGTAGAAGTAACACAGTTGGCACGTGCTAATGGATTTCCACTGGTAATTAAGTTAGAACCTATTGAATGATATTCAACAAAGTTAGAGAATTAAAAGACAAAGGACTAAAGATAGGTATTACCTTTAGCCAATTTGATATGCTGCATGCTGGGCATATTGCCATGTTAAGTGAAGCAAAAAATCACTGTGATTATCTTATCGCTGGTCTACAAAATAATGCCAAGTGGGACCGTGAAAATAAAAATGAACCCATACAGAGTATCGTTGAGCGTCAGATACAGTTAGCTGCAACACGATATGTAGATGAAATTGTTGTATACAACACAGAAAAAGATCTAGAAGACCTGTTGCTAATTTTACCGGTTAATGTTAGAATATTAGGTGTAGAATACCAGGACAAAGATTTTACAGGTCGCGATATATGTGTTAAGCGTGGCATAGAGTTAGTATACAATGGTAGAGATCATAGTTTCTCATCAAGTAGTTTACGCAAAAGAGTAGCTGAAGCAGAAACAGAAAAATTTTCGAAAGGTGAAAATAATGTTACCAAGATTACTAGATAATATTAAAGATTTTTTTAAAGCACTGTCAAGCGGTGGTTGCAGCGGTGATTGCAATCAAGGCCGTAGACCTTGTGATTGCAAAGGCAACAAATGAAAACATTACATTTTGTAAAGATATTTGTATTAGCACTGGCACTAGCCTTGTCAGTGGTACTAATGGTATTAATGTCCGGCCATGGCAAAGTTGCATATGATTGCAGGCTTGCAGAGATATCACCTGACTTTCCCACAGATGTTAAACAGCAATGCCGTGTGCTGTTAGAAAAGAGATAATATGTCAAGTATAATGCTAGATTTAGAAACGCTCAGCGTAAAACCAGATGCTGTTATTTTAACCTTTGGTGCTGTAAAGTTTAATCCATTTGCACAGGAACCTGTCCTAGCAAAAATGTATCTGCGTGTAGATGTAGATCAACAGATCGCATTAAATAGACGCATAGATGAAGGCACTATAAAATGGTGGAGTGAACAGGCTGAAGATGTACGCAATGAAGCATTAGGTGATGAGAATAGAGTAAGTCTAGATGAATTTACATCACAGTTAAACAAATTTGTTGTGGGTGTAGATGAGATATGGAGTCAAGGGACAGTATTTGACATTATCATACTTGAAAACCTGTATAGACAGTTAGAAAAACCAATTCCCTGGCAGTACTACCAGATACGTGACAGCAGAACCTTATTTCAAGTACATGGAGATCCTAGGGAAAAAGGCAAAGCTGGTCTACATAATGCGTTAGAAGACTGTATTAGTCAAGCCAGTGCAGTACAGATGATATTTAATAAGTTAGGCATTAAAAAGGCGGAACCATGGAAATAATTTTTGGTAGAGAAAATGCAGAAAAACTGCGAGATAGATATACAGTTTTAGATCTAGAGATCGTAACTGTAGAAACTGATAATGGACCAGAACCCCTAGAAGTGTTCTGCCTAATACCAGCTGACAAGATAAGTTTTACTGATCTACCTAACCTAGCAGATTGGGTTAAAGTACATAACGAATTCCTAAAGGCATATAAAGATCAAGACTATACCCATACTAGAACCCTAGCAGGCATGCTTATGGGGCAGTTTGGTGGCGAAGTAGATTCCTTCTACGACGAAATCCTAAAGCGCATCGCTGACAAATAACCAAGTAAAATAGTAATATTATAACATAATATAATCTACCTGTCTCTGTAAATACTACTAGGAGACTTATGGTGGCTAGACAACACACGAAATCCTTTTATCTATTTCTATTGGCAGCAACTTCTCAAGTTGTTGCTGCCCCTCTACCTGACTTTCAATTTAAGAGTCCTAGTTTTAATGGCATAGGTTATGGCACATACGAATTAACTATAGAAAATGAGGAGCATACTCGTAAGCAAGCTATAGAGGACGCTATAAAAGCCGCTCAAGAAAAAGCGGCAGCAGATGCAAAAAACACCCCAATCAATCAGTTTTTAGTTAATCTAGAGTCTAGAATCTTAGCACAGGTTAGTCAAAATCTAGCTACAGCTATGTTTGCACCAGGCGCAGCTACCAGTGGCACAATGAGTTTCCAGGGCAACACGATATTCTGGCAGAACATGGGCACATATATTGAATTGCGAGTTACAGATAACTTAGGTAATCAAACTACTATTGATGTACCATTGGGATCATTTACATTTACACCATAATATGAAAAAACTAGCGATAATTTTATCCATTCTATTATTGGGTGGTTGTGCAACTATACAGAAAGGTGGGTATGAGCATAAACCTGAAGTAGTTCCTAACAAGATGCAAAAGGAGTTTGATTTAGTACCAGCGCCAGCTAGTAAAAAGATCACTGTGGCGGTGTACAGTTTTAAAGATTTGACTGGACAGCGTAAAGCGACACCAAACATTGCCAGTTTTTCAACAGCGGTCACACAGGGTGCAGAGCCGTTCTTGATCAAAGCCCTACAGGACGTAGGACACGGTGAATGGTTTGATGTAGTAGAACGTGTTAATGTGGACAATCTAGTTAAAGAACGTACTATCATCAAACAGATGCGTGATGCTTATGAGGGTGCTAATGCTAAACCACTAATGCCTTTACAGTTTGCTGGTATAATTGTTGAAGGTGGTATTATTGGTTATGATAGCAGTATTGAAAGTGGTGGTGCAGCCTATAAATGGTTAGGCGTAGGACCACAAACACAATACAGCAAAGACGTAGTAACAGTCAGCTTACGTGCTATCAGTGTAAACACTGGTAAGGTATTGGCAACAGTTACAGTAAACAAGACTGTGTATTCAACAGCAGACAGTATCGCTGTGTTGAAATTCTTAAAAGAGGGCACACAGGCATTTGAATTTGAAACTGGCTTGACTATAAACGAGCCAACAAGCCTAGCAGTTAAAGCCACTGTTGAGGCAGGCGTTGTAGAATTAATTAAAGAAGGACAACGCAAAGGAATATGGGATTATAGAAAGGAAGGTGCGGTTGAACCGCCTGTAGTAGAGGCAACACCTTACGTCAAGCCAGAGGAAACACCAGAAATAAAGCCTCTAGCAAAAGAAGAAGCAATAGTAATTAAGAAAAAAACAAGTCCAAAAGTAACTAAGGAGCAAGTAGATGTTAAATTACATTAAGACACTGTTCGCTGTTCTATTAATCAGCGTGTCAACGGCGTGGGCTGCAGATAGCAGTATCTATATAGATCAAAGTGGTGCAGGTAATGATATTACCATTAACCAGGGTGATGGCGGTAGTAGTAGTGGCGGCAACAGGATCGGCGGTATTACTTCGCCTACGCCCAGCACAACTAACCGTGCTGTTATCTATGGTGATAGCAATTTAATTAATATTGATCAAGCTGGTAGTACAGATACAATACAGTTAAGCCTGAAAAATACTAATAGTTATACATTACCTACAACTATCAACGGTAACACTTATAACAATAGCTTTAACTACACTAATCAAGGAGACAATGCTAGAGCATACTTTGATATCAAAGGCACTGGCGGCACTACTGGCAGCAACAACTTAGTTAATGTACAACAAAGTGGCAATACTGCTAGTATACGGTTAACTATTACTGGTAGCACCAATGATGTTACAGC